TATACACAGATAACTATAATGCCGGCATAATCGCCGCCCTAGATTTAGATTTTTTTGACCCTATAACTATTACTACAAACCAACCGGGCTCATCTACTTTAACTAAGACTTTACAGGTGTTTGGCGTAGCTATGGCAATTACGCCTAACAGTTGGAAAACGACACTAACCACACTAGAGCCGATAATAGACGGCTTTATACTAGACTCAAGCCTATACGGGGTGCTAGACACCGGCGTATTGGCCTATTAGGGGGAACAATGGCAGCGGGCTTAGGATTTAAAACTTTTACTACAGGTGAGGTTTTAACAGCCGCCGATGTAAACGGCTATTTAATGCAAGGTATATTAGTTTTTGCTAGTGAGGCTGCTAGAAACTCTGCAATAACTAGCCCACAAGAAGGCCAGTTTGCATTTACTAAAGACAATAACAGTTTATGGTATTACACAGGTAGCGCTTGGGTTGCTAGCGGTGCTACAGGTGATATAGAGGGCATAACCACAGGCACAGACTCAGGGTTATCAGGCGGCGTTACTAGCGGTACAGCTGTACTGAGATTAAAACTAGAGTTTGATGCAGAAACTGGCACTACATATACCCTATTAGCAGCTAACCTTAATCAGCTAGTTACGCTTAACAATGCCAGCGCAATAACTTTAACTGTGCCGCCATCTGTATTTAGCGCAGGTGATGTAATAAATATAGCTCAAATTGGCGCAGGGCAAGTAACTTTATCGCAAGGCGCAGGGGTAACTATTAACTCAACAGGTGCAACAGCAACAGCACCTAAACTACGCGCTAGATATTCTGCCGCATCTATTATTTGCACCGCATCAAATACATTTTTGGTAGTTGGAGATATAGCGTAATGAGTTTACTCGGAATTATTGCTAGTCAAAATTATGTTAGAGACCCATTTTCAGGCGGCACTTTATTTACAAGTGGTGGCTTTAATTATAGGGTTTTTACTGGTAACGGCACATTAAGTGTATCATCAACAAAAAATGCTGATATTTTAGTAGTCGCAGGCGGCGGTGGCTCACGCGGTAGTTATTATTCTGGCGGTAGCGGCGCAGGTGGCTTGCTTGATTTTAGTTCTCAAAGTTTAACAGCAGGTGATTATACAGTTACTGTTGGCGGTGGCGGTGCGGCCAACTCTAATGGTAGTGATTCACAATTTGGAGCTTTAACTTTAGTCAAGGGCGGCGGTGTTGGTGGGCCAGGTGAAACCGCAGGGTCAAATGGTGGTTCAGGCGGCGGTGGCGGCGGTGGAGATGGCGTAACTTTTAGCGGCGGAACTGCGCAGTCAGGACAAGGTAATGCAGGCGGTAATGGTTTCAACCAATTTAGCAACAATGGTTCAGGCGGCGGTGGCGGTGGAAAAGGCGCAGCAGGTGGAAATGGTAGTAGTCGCACAGGTGGTGCTGGTGGTGTGGGTTCGTCTGCATTTTCTTCTTGGGGCGCGGCTACTGGTTATGGACAAAATGTAAGCGGAACTTATTATTTTGCAGGTGGCGGTGGCGGCACAGGTGGATTTCAAGAAACAGGAACAGCAGGAACTGGCGGTTCAGGCGGTGGTGGAAATGGTGGTGCTGCTCCAAATCAAACACAACCGCCGGGAGTAGCAGGTTCAGTTGGCACTATAAACACAGGCGGTGGCGCTGGTGGAAATGCCGCTTCTCCATCAACAGGCGGTAGCGGTATCGTCATTGTGAAGTATGCAGTATGAGTCATTGGGCAGAAATAGATAACGATAATAAAGTTTTAAGAGTATTAGTTGGCGACAACAATGACCCTGCTGGTGATGAAGGCTATCAATGGTTAATAGATAATCTAGGTGGCACTTGGATAAAGACTTCATACAATAACAATATCCGCAAGCAATACGCTGGAATTGGTTATAGTTATAACCCTGTGGCAGATGTATTTATTGCGCCACAGCCTTACGCATCTTGGTCGCTAGATGAGAATTTTGACTGGCAACCGCCTACACCTATGCCTACAGAGGGTATGTGGTATTGGAACGAGGTAGAACAGGTTTGGGTAGATGCTAACGAGCTATAACGGCTGGCCTGCCAGCAAAGACCCGGCAGAAATTGGCATAAAGAGTTACGCAGTACCCGGCACTAATAGAAAACTTAGATGCGCTGAGGCTGTAGCACCTTTGCTAGTAGGTTTTACCGCTGAGTTTCACGCGCTAATAGAGCCGATAGATGAGGGCGCTTTAGATGAGTGGGGTTACGCTTTCCGTATGGTACGCGGTACTACAGATAAATTAAGCTGCCATAGCAGCGGTACAGCTATAGACCTTAACGCGACCAAACACCCGCTAGCAGCTGTAGGCACTTTCCCGGCTGATAAAGTACCGATGATTAGAGCGCTAGCTAAAAAGTATGGCCTAACGTGGGGCGGGGATTACCGTAACCGTAAAGATGAAATGCACTTTGAAATAACGGTAAATGCTAAAAAAGCCGCTAAACTTATTGCAAAGTTAGGACAAGAAAATGCCGACTAGCGCGCAAGTAGTGGTAGGTACTGAGGCTGTAGTAATAGTACCTAAATCAGATTTTGACCAAACAGCTAATTTACATAATCTAGGCGGTGGCGCTATTTATTTAGGCGGCCCAAACGTAACTACAAGTAATGGCTATAAATTAGATAATGGCGATAAACTAACTGTACCCGTAGGCGACCACGAAGCGTTATACGCCGTTGCCGCTAGCGGTACTCATACCGTAGGGGTACTTACCCAAATAAACTAAGGGGCATTTAGGATAGACAAATGAATAAAAAACAAATAGAGGCAGCGTTATACAGCTATGGGCGCGCCGCGCTAGCAAGCGTTGCAGCTCTTTATATGTCTGGTATTACAGACCCTAAAGTATTGGCTAACGCCTTTATCGCCGGGTTAATTGGGCCGTTAGTAAAGGCAGTACAGCCCAACGAAAAGCAATACGGCGTAGGCGCTAAGTAGTGCGAGCCCTGCTAGGGGCTCTGGTACTTACAATGCTCTTAGCAGGGTGTGGCTATGACGGCTGGGTAAGGTATCCGTGCCAAAACTATGAAAACTGGGAAAAGCCAGAGTGTAACCCGCCTCAATGCAAAGCAACGGGCGTATGTACAAAGGACTTAATTAACCCTAATGAGTAAACAACGTACAAAATTAGCCCCCGAGGACATACACGCCCGGCTAATCTTTTTTATAGGCGCGGTGTTAGCTGTAACTTTTTTAACTATAACTACAGGCGCGGTATATGCCCTAGTATTTGTAACACAGCCAATAGGCCAGCAAGCGCCAAATGATAGGGACTTTATACAGCTGTTACAGACCCTAGCTATATTTTTAACAGGCGCTCTAGGCGGGGTACTTGCTGGTAATGGGCTTAAATCTAAGGCTGATAAAGACACAAAGAAAGACACGCCGCTAGAAAGCTAGCAATATGTCTTAGGTATAGGTCATACTTTTACTACACGCTGAGAGGGCTACTTAGTGTAGTAGTTTTATCAGCCTTAACAAAGGGTGATTTATGTTAGCTGATTTAGCAGTAATTACATTAACTGTACTAATCGTAGGGCTATTTATGCTTGGCGCTTACCGTACTGGATACAGAGAAGGCCACGGGGACGGTTACCTAAGAGGGCGCAATATAGCTAAGGCCTTAAAAGAGGTAACTAAATGAGCTTTTTAGACGGATATGAAGATGTAAACGCAAGAATTAAAAGAGCGCGGGCTGAGTTTCCCGGGTTACGCTTAATAGCTTACATAGAGGACATAGACCTAAAAAACGGTTATATTTTAATTAGAGCTGAGGCCTATAAAAATTATGAAGATGAGAAACCAAGCGCTGTAGATTATGCGTTAGAGGTTAGGTCAGACCGCGGCGTAAATGCTAATTTTTGGGTTGAAAATTGCGTAACCTCTGCCTATGGGCGTGTTATCGGCTTGCTAACGCCGGGCGGTGCTGGCAGGCCTACAAGACAAGATATGGAGAAGGTAGAGGCCATACAAGCCCCATTACAGACACGCGGAGCAGGTGGGGCAGTACCTACCGCGGCTGAGTCAATAAGCGCTCTAAAAGCCAAGCTAGGCGCAGAGCCAATGCCAGAGCCGCCAATATGTAAACACGGTCATAGAGTGCTAATTGAAGGTTTGTCTAATAAAACAGGCAAGCCATATAAAGGCTATTTATGCCCAGATAAAGTCAAAGGTAACCAATGCGAGCCTGTATGGCTAAGGCAGTATGGCGATAAATGGCTAAGCCCCAATGACCACGCAGAGGTCTTATTAGAGGCCGGGCGTAACCTAGACCCGATAGCAGAGCGTGAGCCTGTACCAGATGAGCTATTAAGTGAAACTGAGAGGGCTAATCGTGCAGCCAATTAGACAAACAGAGCTAGGTTTAGAGCGCGAGGCAAAGGTAGCTAACTACCTAACTTCCGTGTACCCGTGGGTATTAACACCTACACCTAAGTACTATTTTACCGATTTCCATATAAACGAAAAACAGGGTAACGGTTTTGAGAGCTATATAGGTGATTTAGAGGTTTTATGGTGTAACTATTCTTATACACAGCCTACCTTTGTAGCCTTTACAAAGCTGCAACAGATGAGTATTTTACCGCTGTACAAAGACTTAGAAAGCGCCTATCACCGCCTAGTATTTAGGTTTACAGACGGCCTATTTATAGTGCCAGTAGAGGCCCTGCAACCGTTTAGGCCTATTGTACATAATCACTTTGTCCGTGAAGATGTAACAAAGCTAGTAGTACGCCTTGAGCTTGCTAACTATATGCAATTCTTTACACCAATAGTTATTAGATAATGGGGTTAAAAACTATGCTTTATATTGAGGCTAACTGCCGCCAATGCAAGACCGTAACGCTACAGCTAGAGCGCGTAGTATCTGACCACCTGCCACCTAACGTTAAATGCCTACAATGCACTAGATGCGGGCTGCTAGATATAACGTTGGTAAATGTGGATAACGCCCGGCAG